GTAGTTTGGCATACCACATATAAAGGTAGTGATTTGCAAGGAATGACTGCATCATTCGGTGCAGATATTAAGGGGTTAAAGAAACCATCTTCAGTGTGGCAGGACGATGCAACTTATAAGGATGTATCTGGTAAGGCGACAATGACTGCTGCTGAAACTGCTGTAGTAACAGGACACTTATCAAATGCTGGTAAAACATTCCAGAAGATTAACGCTGGTGGTTTAAAGAGATTTCTAAACTTACAAAATTCACTAACAGGTAAACTTGTTGGTGCATCTCTAAAGACATATAATAATAGTAAAGTTAGAGTGGGGGAAGCGATTAAAGACCCCAAGGCTCATGCAAATGGATATGTTATATGGGTAGAGAATCACTTTCAAAAGGAAATTGGTAAGGTAAAGACACAAAAGTCCAAAGATGCTTTGGAAGTTAAAAAGACAGAATATCTAAGAGATTTTAAGAAAATGTTACCAAATCTGACAGAGGTTATATCATTTCAGTCATCTTTGGTAAATGCTAAAATGGGAATTGTAAAGAAACTAAATAGTGTTAAGGGTTTAACCGATACCTTTATCAAAACCAAAAATGGGTTTAAAGTAACCAATCCAGAAGGATATGTTGCGATTGATAGGGTAAGTGGTGATGCTGTAAAGTTAGTAGATAGAATGGAATTTAGTTACAATAACTTTACTGCAATAAAGGCATGGGATAAATGAAAACTTTTAAAGAATTAACAGGAGAGTTGTCTGAAAAGATGACACCATCACAAATGATGCAACAGCGCCGAAAGATGGGGCGCCGTATGAAATTGTTAGCAAAGAAATCTTCCACAAAAATGAAGAAGGCAAGGAACGCTGTACGGAGACGTAGTAGTGACCAACTTCTTGCATCTGCTAAACGACAAGCAAAAATGACAGTAATCAAAAAGAGTTTGGGGCCTAATGTGAATTATAGTGAACTTCCTATGGCAAAAAGAATTCAGATTGACCAACAGATTGTTGCTAAGAAACGTACAGTAATTGATAAGATTGCAAAGAAACTGTTAAGAGGACTTAAAGCTGGTGAAGGTGAAAGAGTTAAAGGTGCTAAAGCAGCACGTTCTAATGCTCAATCGGTGGAGGCAGGATAATGAAAAGATTTGTAGACTTACAAGAAGCAAAGAAAACTGCAACCTTTACCTTTGGTAGATTTAATCCACCAACTACAGGACATGAAAAGTTAATTAATGCACTTGCTAAACAGGGCGGTGATTTGATGGTATATCCATCTCATTCTCAAGACCCTAAAAAGAATCCACTTCCTCATGCAAGAAAGATTGCATATATGAAGAAGATGTTTCCAAAGTATGCAAAAAATATTATTGCTGATAGAGCAAGAAATGTATTTGAGATTTCTACATCAATCTATAATAGAGGTTATAGAGATGTAGTTATGGTTGTTGGTTCTGATAGAGTAAAAGAATTTGAATCACTATTAAATAAGTATAACGATGTCGAAGGTAGACATGGTTACTATAAGTTCGACAGTATTAAAGTAGTATCTGCTGGTGACCGTGACCCAGACGCCGAAGGTGTTTCTGGTATGTCTGCATCTAAAATGAGGGCTGCCGCTGCTGCTAATGACTTTGAATCTTTTCAAGGTGGATTACCAAAAGGATTCAAAGACAGTAAAAAACTATTTGCAGATATTAAACTGCATATGAATATTAAAGAGGATTACAACCTTACACAAGAAGACCTTATTCGTGACCTTTACATTCGTGGAGAAATCTGGAATGTTGGTGATGTTGTTGAAACAACTAATGGTGATGAAGGAAAGATTATTCGTAAGGGTACAAACTATGTTGTGTTTGAAGACTTGAGAAAAGTTTGGTTACATGATTTACAAGAAGTCAAACAGGACAAAGATATTAAAGATAAAGAGGGTACTCAACCAGCAAAGTATTTTGCAAAAGATGCTGATGGTGATGAAATGTCAGTAGCAACTAAAAAGAAACGTGCTGCTCACTTTGCAAAGAGTAAGTCTGGGCCTGCGCCTGGCGATGCTGATGCAGACACTAAACCATCGAAACATACTAAGAAGTTCAAACAGATGTATGGTGAGGATGAAGACCCATGTTGGGATACTCATAAACAGGTTGGTACTAAAACAAAGAATGGTAAACAAGTTCCTAATTGTGTTCCTAAAGAAGAAACTGAAGTTGATGAAAAAACAACTTATATGAGAAGGGATAAAAAGTTACCCAATCTCAAAGTTAAAGTTAACAGACGTTCTGATAACGATACTCTCGCAAAAAGAATTAGAGGCGATAAAGTTAAAAAACTTGGAATAAAAGAAGAAGATTTTCAACTTGACGAAAAGATTGAAGGACTTGTTACTAAAGCAGAAAAGTCTGGAATGCCATATAGTATTCTAAAGAAAGTATATGACAGAGGAATGGCTGCATACAAAACTGGTCACAGACCAGGCACTACTGCACAACAATGGGCATTCGCAAGAGTTAACTCATTTACTACAAAGAGTAAAGGTACATGGGGTAAAGCAGATGCTGACCTTGCAAAACAAGTTAGAGGTGAAGCATTAGACTACCCAAATGAGACTGCAAAAGAATATAAGAAAACTACGCCAGGTCAAATGACTAAAGAGTCAATTGATGATTGGTTTATGTCAGAATCTACGAGAGAGAAGTACGAAGACCGATATGGTAATGAATGGTTGTCTAAACTATCTGTTACTTACGATGCAATGTTAGAAAAGATTGATTGTTGTGATGATTGCAACGAACAATACAATCACATTGTAGAAGAATCAGAATATCAAGGTAAGAAGGTCAAACTAAATGATCCTATCCGTACAAGTGAAAACCCTAAAAAGAAATTTAAGGTTTATGTAAAGAATGAAAATGGTAAGGTTGTTGTGGTTCGATTCGGCGACCCTAAGATGTCAATAAATCGAGATGACCCAGCAGCACGAAAATCATTTCGTGCTAGACACGGTTGCGATAAAGATGCAGGGCCTAAATGGAAGGCAAAGTATTGGAGTTGTTATCAATGGCGTGCTGGTGCAAAGGTAGATAACTAAAAGGAAAAAACAATGAGTAAATATAGACAAACTATGAGAGATGCCCTTGCCCTAGTTACTGAGGCAGTTTCATCTGCCCAACAAGCTGCAATCGCAATCTCTAAGAAAGAAAAAGAAAAAGAAAAGACAGAAGATGACTTCAAACCTCATATGATGTACGATCCCAAAACTGGTAAAGGTTATGAAGCAAAGACTATGGACGATCATTTAAGAATGAAAGACATGGGATATACACATGAAAAACCAGAACAGTCAGAAGCGCTGGACGAAGCAAAGTTTAGTAAAGATATGATTGATAAACTTAGAAAAGCATATGAACCATTGAAAGGTAAAAAGATTCCACCAAACCCTTTAATGAAAATATTTGATAAAATTGATTCAAATAAAGATGGTTTAATTCAATTATATAAAGCAGATATACCTTTTGTTAGTATGATGGCAATGTCAAGACTTATGCTAAAACATAATATGAAAGCAGATGATATAAACAAACTTGGTAAAATCAGAAGAGAAGATTTTGTGGATGTGCTTGATGAAGCGCCTAAGTATGACCTTTATCATAAAGATTTTAGTGGTGCAATGCAACACTCATATAAGATGGCAAAGAAACTTTACGGTATTACAATTGACCCAAAAGAGATTGATGATAAAGTTGCTACTGGGCCAAAGAAACCATCTTCTGGTAAAACCAACACTTATCGTCTAAAGGGTGACAAAGGTAATATTCAAGTTCAAGTTGCAAATCTTGATAACAAGAAATACGAATTGAATATGTACAAAGAAGAAGTTGAAATTGATGAGGCAAAAATGTCTGAGATACTCAAGTATAATAAAGAAGGTATGTCAACAAAGGACATTGCAAAGAAATGTGGAATGTCTGAAAGTGAAGTAAAAGCACTACTCTCACAACCTAAGACTGTACAAAAAGCAATCATGTCACTTGAAGAACCAGAACATCATAACTGTGGTACAGATGATTGTTGTGGTGAATGTGAGGACACAATTATTCCTGTAGATGCATTCAATAATAAGAATGCAAAACATGATGCAGATTTAAACGAAGCAATTAAGATGGGTGACCCCAAGTTAATCAAGTTGTTTGATAAACTTAAAAAGAAAGATGAAGTACAGTTCAAGATTGATTCTT